TATTCGCGGACTGTGTACCATGATGCTGATGCACGAAGTGGGAGGGCTGTTCGACGTAAAACTACTGTTGAGTCGCGCAATTTGAACTTCTTTAACAAATCATGAATAGCAGGGTGCATCGTTCCATCAAAAGCAACGAGATTGCTCATTGTGAATGGTGATAATTCGAACGCTGCCATAGTTCGCGCTTGCTCACGTGTGCATTTGGATAAAAGGCTCACTGACACTTGGCCTGTCATGACTGGCAAATCGTACATAAAGCATTGGAACGCTGCTTCCGTTGCAATGACCTCAGGTATCTCTACAATCCCACGCATAGTATGCCCAACTTTTAAGGCCGCACCAGGTTTCGTTCTGCCAACTCGTCCTAAACGCTGAATCCGCTCCCCGTATGATATTGGCACCTTCATATACATGATTCGACGTCCTTCCGTGTCCAATTGCGCAACCACTTTCGTACCAAAGTCCACTAAGCAATCGATTTCCAGTGTTACACCGTTTTCGATGATGTTCGTGGCGACTATGAAATGCTTCACTTGAGCGGTTCCATGTAGCTCAATCCCGTGTGTGTTAAGTTTCATAGTTCGTCCATCAACTTTAGTAACACGGAATCGCTTCTCGAGTAGCATTGTTGCCAACTTATCCACTTCATTGTAACTTGCGACGTACACTAAAATGTTGTTGCCATATTGTATGATATCGTACGTCGATTTGCTCCCCTGTGCTGTAACAAATGATTCGAATGACAGCTGGGCTGCTTCGGATACACGCACTGGGAATATGGGTTTGAAGTCACATTCGCGCCCGGCGGGTGTTGCTGAAACTTTCAACAATTTAGCTGCAACCTTTGCATCATTACACAAGCTATAGAATGCCATTGCACTTGAGTCCATCACATGACACTCATCGAATATTATGAACTCGAAATCTCGAAGTAATTGCCGGTTGTTAGCGTAATAGTGAAGTGCGTACCCACTCGTCATGATTGTGATTCTCGAGCTTCCAAATGTGTTCAGTCCTCGCATATGCACGCTCGGCGACTTGAAGTGCGGTTCTCCACGTAGTTGCTGTGCCACGTTTTCAGTGAGTGGGCGCGTTGGTTCTAACATAAGAACTCTCCCTCGTTCACATAGTGCTGTTGGGAGACTTGTTGATTTCCCGGTGCCAACACCACCACGAACTATAAATTCTGCATTCGCTGTGTCGCTTGAAATAGTGGCAACTACCTCAGCGATGTTCTCCCTCGTCAATTCCACCAACCTCCCAGTCGTCCTGTAGTGAGCAACTGTTCTTCCCATCTGGATTTGCATATCCCAGAAGCTCTCAAATGTGGTTTTCAGAATCGGTTGTGCTGGTTGCATAACTTCAACTCGTTCGAAGTCGATTGTTGTGCGCTTTGACTCATCAATGTCTAGAATTTCGTCAATCGACTGATGCGTGACTACTGTCTGTCCCATTGTTGAAAATACGGTTCGCAACTTGCACAGAATTTGGTACAGCTTATCACTCTTATTAGAATCAATGGCCATCATCATGAGAACAATTGTTGCGATGCACTTTTCGATCCAGACATTCGTGTCGTCCTTTGCTTGGTGTGTAACAGTGTCTATCAAATGACTTTGAACGAAGTTACTCAGCTTCTTATCCCTGGTCATCAACCATCTTGCGAAATGTTCGAAATCGAGATCCTTGCCCTGCAGATGGCTATGCTCTGCATCATACTTAGGTATATACAATGCAACTTTGTCATACATCAATTCCTCAAACTTCTCGTTGGTCTTCTGCGCTGTTTGTTTGTTCTTGACTAGGTATGTGTGAAGGGTTGTCATTGTACTAAGTAAGACTCCAACTACCGTTGCAACACCAATTACAGCACTGACTTCAGGGGTGTACAACTTAATTGCGCGCGAGATCATTGTTTTGTAAAAACTGTCTCCACGAGCAGTCAGCCAGGTTTTTCCTTTCCGCCCACCGCTCGACACTATAGAAATCCCACGGCCGATGGTGTGAGAATATGCTTGTGTACAGATGTTCGATGCAGTCTCGAAACTGATCTTTTTCGCGCTTCGCAAATAATGGCGTAGTGGCGTGCAGATATCCAATGTACGCACGCGATACGAATATCTTTCCTGTAGTGACAACGCGTTGTAGTATTCCTCTATGAGATCGGCGTAGTATTGCTCTTTTTTCCTCCGCCAACTAGTATTGACACTAGCATACCCACCTCTAGCCAGCTCAATATCGCAATTGTTGAGCTCGATCGCACGCTGCATTGAATCAGTAGTCACATGGTGTGATAACCATGAAAGTGGTGAGTCTGGTGTGTTTTCTCCGAGCATGTCGAGCAGTTGTGGATATAAGCTTTGCAATTGTACAATTTGTTGTTCAATTGATTGCGCTCGCGTCATACGGCGTGCAAGATTCTCGAGAGTGCAAACCACTTGAAACAGGGATTGATTTGAGCGCACAAATACTCTGAGTGCATTCGCGTAAGATCTGCTTGTGTACATTTGCTTGAGTACTGTTGGTGATAATGCGCTATAAAGAATGTAATACGGATCAGCCTCAAGAGCTCGCTCCAACAATTCATGGTCGAAAGTGCCTCGGATGAGCAAGTCGTATGCGTTAATCCCAATTTGCGACCCTCCCACGTTATAATCGAGCATTTCTCCAGTGGCTAAGCGCGAGGCTAAATTCACTAAGTGTTTCACTGTCCCTGCTTTTAGCACATGGTAGCCAATTGACAGGGATCCAAGCGTATCCACAACATGCATTGTTCTCGTGCTGTGGTGTACCAGTATGGGTGGCAAGAGTGCATTTTGCGCATATGTGTGATACTCTGTGATATACAAACAGGCGAGGGCAACATCCTTCAGCTTTGGCCACTTGCCAAGCACTTTAATGAGTTTTCCGATCAATTCAGACAATTTACCTACCCTGTAGTGCGGCGCTAATGCTAGCATCGGTAGGAAAATGTTGATGTAACAATACCCTTCTGGTGCGACATAATAGAATTCCTGCCACGAATCAGGATTTGGTATGTGCTGCACATCAGCTCCTCTTGTTACTGGTATCAATCCTGTGGCTTGTAGATATCGCATCGATAGATAGGGTTTGCCATCGCGCGCAGTGACGCAGCTACATGAATATAAATATTGATCCTTATACATTGTGATGCAAGCGTCAGTCTTTCGTTCATATGGTATTTCTTCTTCTTGCACATGATCTTCGAGATCCTTAATGCTGCGACTCTGATTTAGGTCCAGTAGAGCTAATTTACGCGTGCCGCGTATGTGCTTCCTCACTCTACGATCAACACTAAACTCATTTACCTGCCACTTATCGAAGTGTTTTTCAAAGAAAGCAAAGGCAATTGGTTGCTTATCTCCCCAACTATCCCACGGGCTTTGAACGATGTCTGTCCCGTTGTTTGTTGGTCCATACGTGTGAACTGTCGGCGGAAATGGGTTTGTGAATGTCGCAGAATTTCCAGCTTGGACGCTCATCTCTCGATTTTTCATGTAGCGTGCTAATTGTAATAAGCTGCAATTAGCTTCCTGCCATGCTGATACATCTGCTAGATTTGGTTCAGCTAAAACTTTCATTATGCTGTAAATTCTTCTGAAAGGCTCATCGTTATTACCACAACAAATTGTTGTGATTTCACTGCTGGTGCTGTAGTCCATAGAGGGCCAATTTGACTCCTCTAATAGTGTCTCCATAACTCTGCGCGGTGCCTTCCACCTTTCGTCTTCCTTTCCAAATTCTAGCATTTGCATCATTTGAGATGTTCGTGCTTGTTGCAATATCTCATCTTTCGTCCTCTGTCCTGCCACCTCAGCACATATGTCACATCGCGGATCACGCTGGGGCATAATCGCTTGCGACAACATTTCTCTAAATTGCAAGATTTCAGTGTCGCTCCAAGCGACTCTACACATATGCCCATATGTGTGATGTGAGGGCTGGCAATATGGTGCGTATTTCACTAGCAGTTTTTCATCATCACTATAATGTTTAATGGTGTGGATATCTGCCCTTACGTAGTCTCGGGCATCGATTATTTCGCCGCCATGTCGTCCTCTCACAACACGCGTGATGTATCCATCCCTCTTCTCTCGATAAATCAGCCCACTATCTCCAGGTTTAATGCCGGCCGCATCAATCAGTGGTGTGTGACCAGTGTATGCGATGTGTTCGATAATGCTGTCCACAAACAGATCTTTCACCATATCTCGACTTGATAACACGCCCTTGTGGTGCTTTGTGATCACACCGAAGCACGATTTACCATCTCGTCTCCGGGGTTTCAAGCAGCAGCGGCGTTTACCAATCACTTCCACTGACTTTCCGGATCTCTTGCTAATGTTTAGCACTTGAGTCAGTAAATCACACGCTAGTATCTTGCTCCTTCTTGCGTGCTTGTGAGGTGCCCTCCGCCTGCTCAGTGCATGCACTTTACCGTTTTCTGGCCAGATAACATCTGTATGAATCGCCACTGGAATGGTGTTCACAGTTACTATCGGCTTTTGCGCTGATTTTGGCTCATAAGTCTCACACTTTTTGACTCTACCAGCGAACGGGTTCCCGCGCTGATGCATGTCGTCAAACTCAGCAAAAGGATTTGGTGCTTTCATCATCTCCTGCGTAGCACGCATGACTCGAGCATGCTGCTTTTCTGCTAGGAGGCGCGCCATCTCCTTTTCCTCAAACACCCTTGGAACCCATGTTCCATCCACTTGTTTGAGGCCAACGTTCAAACTTCCAAAGTTCATCATCTTGCTTGCACTGGGTGGTTTCGTTGCTTTGAAGATGACGGAAGGTTCTGTGCGCTTGAAAATCTGATTGCTTGAAGTCTTCTATACGTCTTGCTG